TTCAAATCTTTCTCCAATTTCGCTACCGCAAAAGCAAACTTTACGGGGTCTTTGATGGCCGCCAGCTCTTGCGCCTTTTTGGGGTTCTTTCCGAGCGCGTAAACGACGAGGGCGGGGTTATCCGCGCCTTGCAGCATGACGCCTTGCTGGGTGACGTTGAACAACTCCTGGGCCACGGCCTCGGCGTCTTCAAAGTCTTTGACTCGCAACTCAGCTTTTGCTTTGCCGTAGCCGTCCAGTTTGGCTTGCCAAGCCTTTTGCTGAGTCATGACCTCGGCTTCTTGCTTGGCGTTGGCTTCGTCGGCTTGTCGCTTGCGCTCAAACCAATTGGCCAGTGCTGTCTCGAACTGATCGGCGTCATAGTCGTGATCTTCGAGCTTTGGCTTTGGCCCCAACGCCACCGGCTTGGTCTCAGTGATGGTGGTGGTTTGCAGCTTGCTCTGAAGTTCGCGGTTTTGACGCTGAAGTTCTCGATTCGTTTTGCGCAGCTCGCGCACCCATTCGGGCGCATGTGCTGGTTCTTCGGGAGGTGGCGCTTCCTCACCAATGGAGACAACCACTTCGTCGGTGTCGCCTTCGTCTTCGGTGGCCTGGGCCTGCTGGTCATCGGCTTGCGCCGCTGGCTGCTCGGTGTCCTGGTCGTCGAGGACGATGGTGTCATCGTCGTTGGTGTCGATCTCCTGATCTGCCTTTGTGTTCATCGTTAACCCTGTGCAACTCACCCGTTTGAACGGTGGGTGGAATCCGTATGTGTGCGATTGTCACTCAATTGTGGGTTGATTGACAACATTTCCCACAATCACTCATTGCCACCAAGCCAAACTCCGGTTTGTTGGTAAATGGTGTATGGGTCTTGACCAATGTCGAGCATGATGCGGGCGCGTTGTTCTGCTTCTGAAATGCTTGGTTGTTCTTGCGCCATAAGGTTTGGTGCTGCGACTCCCATTGCTGCGGCTGTGGCGGCTGTCTTGCGGAATGGATCGAAGGCAGCGAAGCGGGAGCGGATATTTTCCGGATCCCAAATCACAGCTCCATCTTGTGTTTTTACACCTTTGACGCCCAAATCATTTAACGCCTCAATTGAAGCAGCGGCCAAATCTGGTGCGTCCCACAATCCTGCGCTGTCTACAATATCTGGAGGGTTGGCATCTCTCGCAAGGGCCGCTGCTGTTGAGTTGTATTCCCTTTGTAAATCATTTCTTCTTATTGCTTTAACAATATCTTTTTGATACTGCGTAACATCTTCTTCTGCGCGGCCAAGCCACTGGGATTTGCCATAGGATGAAACTACATCCAACGCATCGTCGTAATCACCGTTTGCCTTTACAAACATCGCATAGTCCACATCATTAAATGGGGTTTTCTGTCTTTGCGATCTTCTGACGTAATCAAACTCCATCGCCTTGGCTCTATCCATTGGCGTATTGTCCGCAGGTAGCCCTAAGCCGCCCTGCTCTACTGGCAAAGCCGCTCGCTGTTGCGCAAGGCGCATGGCTTCTTCTTGGGTTTCGGCACCAGGCCTCAAAAATCCCATTCCTCCCACGGCTTCTGTGGACATCCCCACAGGCCTACCCTTGGTGGCCAAAGCTGCGCGTTTTGCCGCAGTTGCTGCTGGCCTTCCCATTGGGGCCACGGTCATAGCCGCCTCGATGGCCTCCGGCCTCAAGCGTGTTGTGCCGCCAAGTCCTCCGGCTCCAGTGGTGAGAGGCTCGCCATAGGAAAGCCTGTCCAGCGTTTGGCTGACAGCTGGGACGCCCAAAAACTGCGCAACTCCTTGCATTTGCTGCGTTCGTTGAGGCGCATAACTCGATGCGGTCAAATCTGCCAAGTACCCAAGAACAGGATTCCTTGGGGTTGCCCGCAAGAAATCCTGAGTTGGGTTTTTTGCGGTTTGCGCAAGTGCTGAGTACGCCAGCTCTTTGAAAATTGGGTCAGCCATTTCGCATCATCTCCTGAATGGTTTTTGCACTGTTGATGGCAAGGGTCTGGTCGTCGTTCTCCACTGTGCTCAGTGTCTCAATGGTCTTGGCGCGGCTGAGTTCGGCATCGGCCACGGTCTTGACGGTGTTGGCGCGGGCCTGGGCTGCTTTGGCTGTGGCTTCTTCGGCTGCGGCTTGCAGGTACATGGCGTTGGGGTCTTGCGGCTGGCCTTGCATTTCGGCCATGAGTTCTTTGGCCTCGTCGTCGGTGGGCTTGACCACGCCCATGCGAAGCAGCTTCTTGCGGAAGTGGGCGTTGAGGTCAGAGAGCCCCTCGCCTTCCATGTTCATCATGGCGGCTGCCGTGAGCACCTGGGCCGTTTCTGGGTCGGTGGTCATCTGCAAAAGGCCGGTGATGGCCCTGACGGTGGCGTCGCGGCGGCTGGTGCTGGACGGGCCGACCTCGGACACCACGTCAAAGGTGGCGTTGGAGAGGTCGTTTTCCAGCACAACAGCGCCGGTCTCTTGGTCGATGGTGGGGCGCATGAGCTCGACGGTGCCAGCTTGGCCATCGGCGGCGATGGTCTTCATCTTGCGCTTTTCCTCGGTGTAGATTTCCTTGGCCATTGAGAGCCAAATCTCGCCGCATCGCTTCATTCCCTTGGCGAAGTTGGACATGTAAATGAAGGCCTGCATGTCCACGCGGGTCTGGATCATCTCGACGGCTTTGCCGGACATGCCGCTGACCATCTTGTCTGCGCCTTGGGGGTTGCCCAAGATGTCCTGCATGTCGGTTTCGGTGATCTGCAAGAGCGCAGCCATTGCTGGGGGGATGTTGGGGGCGCGGGTGTAGGCGACCGGGCCCGAAACGGCCTGGTTGCCGTTTTGGTCGGTGATCGGGTTGATGAGCAGGTAAGGGTAGTCCTTGAGGTTGTCCTCGGACCACATGACCTGATGGCCTGCGACTTGCTCGGGGGTCAGGATGGGCTTCTCGACGCTCGACAGGGCGCTGATCTCGCCCAGCTTGGAGAGCTGCATGTTCTTGAGGCGCTGGGCGTCTTTGGCAAGGCGCACGTGGCCCATGCAACGCTCGACGTTATCGACGAACCAGCGTTTGCCGTAGACCACCACGATGGGAATGCACTTGCCTGCGATGTAACCGGCATCTTCCAGCACGCGACCGCCGGACATGATGTACTTGCGAACGCGCTTGCGCTTGACGCGCTTTTGTCGGACCTCGACGGTGCCGATGGCACGCAGGGTTTCTTCGAGGGTTTCGTCGGCTGCGAAGTCTGCTGGGGTGTAGCGTTCCTCGGTGCCGTCGATGGCTTGGAAGATGCGGATGGTCTCGGTCTTTTCCTCGACCTTGAAGTATTCGGCCACGTAGACCACATCGGGTGTGCACCAGTCGAATTCGTACTGGTGGATGATCTTGGGCCAGTCGGTGGGGTCATCGCCCCAGGTGTCTTTGTAGGCCTGGCGGGTCATGCTGGTGACGACGAAGCAGAACTTGGCGTCACTCTTGTCCTGGCGCTTGGCCCCGAGGTCAAAGAAGACGGAGCTGTCGGCGTCGAAGATGGGCTCGATGCGGATGCGCTGGCGGTCGTCCTCGTCGTTTTCCTCGTCCTCGTAGACGGTGCGCAAACGCCATGCCCCGATGCCGCCCCCGACTGCTTCCTCGAAGGCGTTGTCGTAGGCCTCGTCAGCCACGGATGCCTGCTCGTCTGCACGGTAGAGGCCATCGCAGACCTCGGCCAGCTTGTCGTTTTCCTGGCCGTCCTTGGACACGTAGTCCACGGTGATGCGGTTGTTGCGGTACTCGTTGATGATGCGGATCACGGCCAGCATCACCTTGTTGACCTCGAACTTCGGCTTGTTCTCGTACTGATCCCACAGTGGGCCTTCCCACTGGCTGCCGGAGAGGCTGTAAAAGCGCCGATCTTGGAGGCATTGCAGGCGCTCGTCGCGCAGGGCTGTTTGCACGTCATCGAATTGCGCGAGGGCCTCGGAGTGCAGGTTGGCCAAGCGTTGGTCGTTGGAGAGTCGGGCCATGAGTGGGCGTCCTTGTAAATTGTGCGATTGTCTCACCGCGCTTAAAAAATCACCACTTCTTGACGTTGGGCAATGGCGTAAAGCTGGCTGGTTTGGCTGCACCGGAGCGGCGCACGGCCTCGCAGGCGTAGCGCAGGGCGTCGATGACGTGGTTCTTTTTGTCCTCAAGCACGGGCAGGATTTTTCCCGTGAGGGGGTCGGTCTTGTAGCTGTACAGGGTCAGCTCGTCGATGGTGTGAATGCAGCGGGGGTGCACCACGATGTCGTAATTCTTCAGAAACTCGATGCCTTCCTCGACCGACTTGGGGCCTTTGACTGCGGTCATGATCTTGGGAAAGCCATTTTTCTTCATGTGGCTGATGGTCTCGGGCCTGGCGCTGTCGGCAACGATGGGCCACTTCTCGGCCTCGGGCACCTGCATGAACAGCTCTGGCGTGTTGACGATCTCGCAGCCAACCATGTAGGCCTCGTAGTCGATGTAGAGGGTGCGTCCGATGATGTGGCAGCGCACCAGCGTGGTGGGGTCGACGGCAAAGCCCCAGTCTGCACCCAAGCGGTGGATGGCATCGCGCGGGGCCTCGAACTCCTCGACGCGCCAGTTCTTGAACACACGGGTGTTGCTGTTGGTGAGGTAGCCGGCCATCCAAACGTGGTGATATTTGGCGGGGTCG